CTTCAGCTTCAAGGGACTGGATATCAGCAATAGAAGCATAACCAGCCGGGTCAACCGTAAGCGTAACCTGAGAAGAAGCGCCCACGGTAATGACAAACTTGAACACCCCACCGGAAACGGTAATTCCGTTGTAAGGGGGCATATAACCAGCAGTGATAGCCCTTGCAGCAGCATACAGGATTTCACCGTCATCAGGATCAGTGGCATAAATACCAATGGTCTGAATGTTGTAGCCTGTTGCAAGCTGTGTGTTGTCAACCGCCCCTTCAATCTGAATGGAAGTGGAATTGATAACCGTTTTCTTAGTTACCGGGGCTGTCTGTTTGACATTGGCAAGGCTTGTCAAACCGGGAATCTGTGCGTCACTGTAAACCTGAGAAGACAACCTGATATTGGTGAAGTCACAGGTTCCGGTTCCTTGCATCAGTTTAGCCATCAGCGCTTGTCCCTTGTTCGTAATGATAAAACTTGCAAGTTCCATTTAGTCAATCATCCTTTCTTAATGTGTACTTATGAATTCAGTGTATCCGTTCGCCATGCCTACAAACGCATTACCACTGATTTCAACGGATTCATTGAAATTGTCAGTCAGGAAGAAAATACCTGTTCCAACAATTCCGCTTGCGTAATACAAAGCCATATCAGCATTGACAGTTTCATTGAAGTCATTGGTTCCAAACAGGGTTCCGGTTCCACTCATACCAGCGCCGATATAATGCGGAACAAGCGCCCCTAATGTCTGGTTGAAATCATTGGTCAGGAAGAATGTACCCGTACCAACCAGCCCAACCCCGTAGAACAGATTGAAGGTTTCATTGAATTCAATGTAGTTGTCAGAATCATAGGCAACATTGGCGGGAAGCATAGCTTCAAGGATTTCATACAACCTGTCAACCTGTCCCATCTGTTCAAGGCGGGTGATAACATGAAGAAGGTGAATATCATCTTCATCCCAATACAGTTGAACGTTTTCATTCTGCTGAAGAAGCTGAAGCCTTGTCAGCAGCGTTTTCAGCGTATAAACCTTATTGGAAAACCAGTTAGCCTTTACATTAGACCGTCTGACTTCAATGGTATCACCGGGGTTGGGATAAAGCTGAAGGATTTTTTCAAACCGCTTCAGTCCTTCATCCGTAGCCGTATCAATGAACATGTTGTTCAGAAGCTTGATTGTGTCCTTCACCAATATCTGAAAATGCGGTTCTTCCGCTGCAAACAGGAAAATTAGTTCCTTATACTGTTTCAGATATTCCGGTAGGTATTGCCACAGATCAACAATCCGTTCTTCAGTCATGTGTTATCACCCCTAATACCGGGATTTTGTTATCAGTACAGGAATAATTTGCAGCAACACTGTTGATTTTGGTGTTATTGATATCCAGCACCCCGGACAGGGCAAGAATACGGGTTTCCAGTTGGGCTATTCTGACAACGGTTGCTGTTCCTGAAGAATAGTTCCCCCAATCAGTTCTAAGTTCCAGAAGGTAGGCTTCAATCACTTCAGTAATAGCGGTCATCATATTGGTATAGGATTTCCCGGTATCAAATTCTATTTCAAAATAGATATTGATTGTAGCGTTGTCAGCAGCTTCCACCGTGACTTCATGACCAATGGGGGCTAATCCATCACCCGCACCGTCTTCATTGGGGTCAAGGGAATTCTGAACCGCTTCAACCAGCGCTGAAGTAGCTTTGGAATATTCGGAATTGATAATGGTAGCAATGACTTTCCGTTCCCCGGTAGACCGTCTTTTCACCCGTGAAGCGCCTACACCGTCAATAGCGTTTATCCAGTCAACGTATTGGGCTATATTCCCGCCGAACCGGACAGGGTTGAAGTCATTCAGATAGCGGTTCCTGAAAACTTCTGTATCTTCTTCATCTTCACCGGGAATCAGGACTTCCGTAGCTGTTGCGCTTTCCAACCCTTCAACATAGTCAATGGGTATCAGGTTTCCAAGCTTTTTGTGTCCTTCTGCCCCGGCTGTTTCACAGATCAACTGATAACTACCAGCTTCCCCTTCAATAGCGTCCCCAACCTGATAGTTCAGTTCATTCAGGTTGAACCTTGTTCCCGCTGGAATGGTCAGCGTTGTGGGGGTGAATTCAGCCTTTAGAACCGCATAGGTAGCGGGGTTGGGAATCAAGCCCCGTTCATGCGCTCGCATTACCAGATATTCCCGGTCAGCGGAATCAGCGAAAGACTGAGCAAGCACCCAACTTAGGAACATATAAACCGTTTCAAGTTCCAAAGCAGCGGGGGCTAACGCATCCCAAATGACTGACCCTTCCCGTTTGTCCAGATCATCTGGAACATTGGCAAGCATACTTTGCATGAAATAATCATAGTTGAAATTTTCATACATCAGATTTCCACCGTCCTTTCAGCTTCAATATCCCCAAAGATTGTATGAACGGTGAATGTTGCGGTAATGCTGGAACCGTTCACTTCAAATTCAAAACCATCAACCAAATCAATACGGGAATCCCATTCCAGCGCTTCCTTTATCCGTCTTTCCAGTTCAGGAAGAACATAGGTCATTGGCATTCCGTACAGGTCAAGCAGTTCAACACCGTAATTGTCAGAGTAGGCAGCAAAAGTAGACCGTTCAGTATTCAGAATCTTGAAAATTGCTTGTGGCATTGCTTCAATACCGTCCACATTTCCAATGATTCTGTACCTGTCAAGTAACATGTGATAGGTTTTTGACGGATAAATCCCTATGTCATAGGCTTCATCAGTCAAAACTTCATTTGTAACTTCAGGTGTAATAGCCATCTTTTCATCACCCCACCCTGTCTAAAACAATGTATTCCTGTCCCCCGGTCTGACGGATCATGATAACTTCATCCCCAACTTTCAAAGCGTTATTCATGGACAGGGAACCAATACCGTGACTATGCCCTTCCCGTGACCCGGTTGAACCGGAAGTAGGAATAGTATGGTTGGTCACCCGTTTTGATAAGACGATTTGGGAAGTTTCAAGAATCAGTTTGGTGTTTACCTGAATTCTTAAAGGGGAAGCGCTGGTAACTTTTCCGTACATAATGCAGCAAGGGTTGGTATTTTCAACCGCTTCCAATGCAGCCTTTTTCATGCTTTCCACAAGATCAGCCAACAAAACCACCCCCTATCAAGTTCAAATCCATGAAGTGTTCATTCTGTTTGAATGTATGGGTACAGGAATCAACCACCATCCAATGATTGACTTTCTCATTTCCAATGGTCAGTTGAACCATGACCATTGAACCGCCCCTGATTCTAAGATCACCAATAGCGTTCTTAATGGTCAGGTGTTTGGTAGGAAGGTTGTAAAGCTGAAGTAGGCTGTTGGCTTTGTTTTGTGCGTTATCCTTGTCATCCTTGCTGATGGATTCAAAATACTGAAGGGTTCCCCACTTCTTCTGTGTATTTTTGTCTTCCGCTGTCCAGAATTCCCGCTTGTGGGTATCTGAATCTTCATATTCAAGCTTAACCCGGTTATAGGTTTCTGAATCAATGCTTGAATCAAATTCAAAAGTTTCAGCCGTTTCAGCGTCAATCATCAGACCAATCTTCATTCTTGCTATCTGCTTGACGGTCAGTTTTCCATAATCGTCATACAGAACATATAGCTTCTTTGTATTGGTCAGGGTCATATCAAGCGCATCCTGCATCATATCCAGCAAGGTTTTATTGTCATACACAACCGCCTTGATAAGATAGCTGGTTTCTTCCAGTTCCCCGGTTCTGATACCAAAGTCTTTAGCCAAAGCGCCAACAATCCGGTTAGCTGTTGTGTTCTGGAAGTTGTAGGTATCCTTATTCTTCAGATAGCGCATTTGGTCATAACAGGTCAGGGAAAGAATGTTGGTCTTGTCCATCTGCCTTTTGAAGATATATCCAAGGAAAACACCCGTATTCCCAACCTTGAATGAAACGGTGTTTCCTTCTTCAACGTTTAGTTTTTTATCCTGTAACACCTTCAGGGTTAGCTTTCCGGGGCTTCCTTTGCGTTCAGTTGTCCATTGAATATCATCCAGAACCACTGGTTCAAAACCGTTGGTTCCGTTCTGAATTTCAATATAAACCTTATCCACAAATTCACCCCCTTTAAGCTTTCAATCTGATAACTTTGCTGTTGTTTTGGTTGGTTAAAGCTGGTTTAGCAACAGTTGTAGCAGTTGTACCGCTTGATTTCTTAGAATCTTCAACACGTTTTCTTGCAGCTTCAAGCGCTTTATCAGTCAAAGCCGGGGATTGATTAGTAGCCTGTTTTTTGGTTGTACTTGCCCACTGAGCATTCCCCGGAACCTTTTTATAGGCTTTGTTCAAAGCGTCCTGATAAGATATTGTACTTGTAGCTGTCACAGAACTAACCGCCCCGGATGAACCTGAATAATAGACCCTTGCAGTATAGGTTTTCTTTCCATTTGTATTCGGATCACTGGTTGTTTCAGGTCTTGCGGGTTCAATCGCAATGGGGGCAGTTGGAGCGGGTGTAGTTACCTTGAAGGTCTTTGTTCCATATTCCTTGTACTGTTTCAGGTTGATTTCAACCTTCAAATCAAAACCTTCACCCGCATCTTCTTTGATTGTGTAGTCTTCAAGGGAAACGGTCATATTGGTATTGTGAAGCTTTTTCCGTCCCTTCATGGTATCTTTCCGGGTAATGATAAGCTGAAACCCTTTCTTCTTTTGTTTCAGGCTTTCCAGCTTATCCAGATAATGTGAAGGGGCTTTGAATCCGTCATGGTAAACAGCAAAGGGATATTGAACAGCGGGTAAAAGAACAGTGAAGCTTACGGTTGTCAGACCCGCAAGCTTCAGAATGTTCATTTCACCATCGTTTATCAGATCATAGGTTGTGTTCTTCCCGTTAATCCGCATGGATATCTTTTCAGGGGCAACAGGAAGAAGGGTCTTCCCCAAATACACATCATAACCAGTCATCAGGTATACACCCCTTCCGCAACCGCTTCAAGTCTTTCTGTTACCTTGTCTTCCAGTTTAGAAATCAGGGAATCAATATCAGCATCAGAATTGATAGTGTTGGTATTGTTCATTTCAACCTTCACTTCAGCCGTTGTGAAGTGGTTAATCACTTCACGTTCAGCAAGGGTTCTGATTTTCTTGATATCAGATTCATTGATTTTCACACCGTCCTTCACATTGTTGAATTCATCCTGAAGGGCTTGTGCTTCTGTTTCAGCGAAACCGGAAATCAAATCCCAAACACCATTGTTCCAAGCTGTTTCAGAATTATCCATCAGCTTGACAACGCTTCTTTCAACATCTTTGGAACCATCGTGAATAGCATTGACATAACCAGCAATAATCATTTCACCTTGCCAATAGGTTACCTTAGAAGGTGAACTGATACCCAAAGCACCTTTTGCAGCGTTCACACCCGCATTTGCTACCGCAATAGCAGCACTGATAACAGCGCTTGCACCGGAGCGAATACCGCCAGCAAGACCCAAACTGAACATCAGACCGATTCCGGGAGCCGGGGGAACCAATGTAGAAATGGTGATTGCTATCACCTGTCCAGCCATAGCAGAAGCAGCACCCGTAGCAATGGAAGCGTTTTGAGAAATACCCAAACCCAAACCTTCATCAACGTTCAAACCAGCTTCAATGGTCTTTGTAGACGGGGAAGCAACACCCAAAGCAGCTTTGATAGCGTCAATGGTTGCGCTACCCATGCTGGAACCAGCGCCAACAGGAACATCAGCGGAACCTTCAATTCCCTGTGCGAGTCCTTCAGAAACAAACTGACCCAAATTGTAAGGATTGTCAGCATTTGTCAAAGCGTTTTTGAAGTCCAGCGTTTTGAATATTCCTTCAAGCGCCCCTTGCAATTGGGTAACATCCATATTTTCTGTGATAGACGGGTCATTCAGCATAGCGGACAACCATGAAGCCAATACAGGATTATCAGAAACCGCCTGTGTTGCTGTCTGAAGATTAGCCGTAGAATTTTCAAGCGCTGTATTCAGCAAGTTATTCAGATCAAATCCAACAAGACCATTTTCAATTGCAGATTTGAAATAATCCAGATTCCAGAAGTCAAGTTCATTTCCGCTTCCGAGCAACCCGGCAGCAAAATTCATGTCTTCATTGAATCCTTCTTTCATGTTGTCATACAAACCAGCGTTGAAAGCTTTTTCAACAATGCTCATTGCCTGATTTGTCCATGCTTCCATTTCCGTATCCATATTATCAAAAGAGTCACTGTCCCAATTGAAAAGGATATTGGAAGCACCAACAGCAACATCATAACTTGCAGCAGCCTTTTCAATTGCAGAAGCAGCTTCAGGATATTGGGAAGCCATACCTTCAAAGATACTGGACAATTTAGCGGTATAATCAGCCTTAATAGAATCAAGTTCACTATTCAGGGTAGTCCGCAACGCTTCCAGTTCAGCAAACTTAGCATCAGCAAGCGCCGTATTACCGGAAGAAGCAGCTTCAACCATTTCCTGCTGAACCTGATTCATCTTTTCAGCATAGTCAGAAGCGGTCTGGTTGATTTGTGCATTAGCTTTAGCAGCTTCATAAGCTAAAGCTGTTGCATACATATCATTGGTTCCGTATCCCATTTCAACCGCTGAAACAGTGTTTTCATATTCCTGTTTGACTTCACCGGGTTTCAGTCCATCCAAAGCAGCCTGAACTTCTGCAATCTTAGACAGTGTTTCATCAACCGTCCCCTGATCGACTGTAATAGGAATATCCGTAACACCTTCAGCAAGAGTTTCAAACTTTGTGGGGATACTATCCAGATATTCAATCAGAAGCAGGATACCAGCCCCGGCAGCAATGCCCCATGTGACCGGATTAGTCAGAAGCGCTGTCAAACCACCATTTCCAAGGAAACCGGACAGGGCGGTTTTCACCTTACCGATTCCCTTTGTGATTTTTGCGATAGCGTCAATAGTTCCACCGATAGCGGTGACGATAGGACCCGCAGCAGCAAAGATCATGAAAGCGTTGATAATGTTGGTTTGCTGTTCTTCAGAAAGCCCGTTGAAAGCGTTCAGCAGTTCATTCACCTTATCCAAAGCGGGTTGAAGCGCCTTAACCAGATTATCACCTAAATCAGCCATGCTGTTTTCAAGCTTGTTCCCCAACATAGCGTTTTGGCTTTCCTGTGTTTCATAGCGCTTTGCGACTTCAACCGCCATAGCGTTTTCAGCGGTATCCATTCCATACTGTTTATAAGCTTCAGCCAAAGCAGCTTGAAACAAATCAGCATTACCAGCCATAGCAGCAACAAGGTTGGACAGTCTGATTTCAGTGATATCCATTTCAGCCAACTGAGCAAGAACGGAATTCCCGCTTTCCGGGTCAAGGTTACCCAATCCCTGAAAGAATTTCAACATGGATTGTGCAGCGCTTTCATCCCAACCCTTCAGGAATTCTTCACCGCTGATTCCCATGACTTCACTGAATTGGTCAAACAGTAACCAGCTATCAGCCATCTGTTGCAGACTTTCAACGGTCATTCCCAATTGTGAAGCAATATCCACCTTTTCAGCGGATTTCAGGGTATCCAGATAGTTCACAAATTCAAGACCATTGGTAGCAAGGTCTTTCAACCAAACTTCAGTAGACACCCCGGTTGTTTTGTCCGTTTCCGTCCAGTGAATACCAGCAATCTTTTCTTGTGCCTGTCCACCAACTTCAGCAGCCAACTGCATCTTTTTCATCAGTTTCCCGGCAGCGGAACCACCCGCTTCAGCATTGATACCAACACTGGACAGGGCAGCAGAGAAAGCAAGGATTTCAGCGGAACTGAAACCAGCAAGGTCAGCGGTAGCACCCATCCGGGTAGCCATAGCAAGAATTTCCTGTTCAGTGGTAGCAAAGTTGTTACCCAAACCGACTATGACACCGCCGACCCTTTCAATATTAGCCGTTGATTTTTCGGTAACGTTCAGGAACCGGGCAATGTCAGCAGCACCATCTTCACCATTGATATTGGTGGA